CTCCAAGACTTTGAAGATTATTTACCTTTAAATCAGAATCTTTGGATGAAGCAATATTTAAAGCTTCTGGAGCGCCTGTTAATTGTCTAGATAATCTATTAACTAATTTTTTAGCTACACTAATTGGATCAATTGGAGAAGCTGCAGCCTGACCTTCTTTTACTAAAGATTTAATCAGTAAAGGTATATAGAATTTTTCATCATGTAAGAAAGACATTATTCACCTTTACTTTTTCTCTATTGCAGGTTTGATGACATTGTTAAATATCTTTACAGCCATTTCTTCTGAAGGTACTTTGGCGTAATCTAGCATCCACTTCATATATTCATCTCTACTAGTTAAAGCTTTCATTGGAATATAAGTTAACTTACCACCAGGAAGTCCAGGAGCTATATAAGTAACATCTTCAATTTTCATTGCATCAGATTTAGACATATTATCTTCATCTTTAGTTAAGACATCTTTATTGCTACCCTTTTGATTATACTTTTCAAAAGCACGAGCGCCCTCAATAAGAGGCCTATATTCTGGGCGTGCAGTTACCTGTTGTCTAAAATGATTATACAACTTAGTAATAGCTCTTAAATGTTTAGCAATTCTATCAGCCTTTGCTTTTTTCTCTTCTGGCTTTAAATTAACTGTTTCTCCAGTAATTGTATATCCAGAAAGAGTTTGCTGAAAATCTTGCCAGGCCGCATAATTATAGATGTTGTTTTTTAGTCCAAAATCTCCTTCAAGTTGTAAAAGAGCATACCCAAATCCCATCATGTTTCTTAGAGCGTTATCAGTACGAGCACCCCAATTACCATCTGGTTTAAATTCAGATTTTTCCATGCCAATTCTTTTAAGAGTATTCATAACAACATCTAATTCATAGATGTCTGTTTCTGTTTTCTTCTTACCAGGAATAGTTGTAATAGACTTATCAGTTGTCCATTCAACTCCTTTTCCCTTCATATCATCATCTAAACCGCCAATATATTGTTCAGCGATAAAATCGTTAAATGCTTTTTTAGAACTTTTGGTTGGTTCATCTGCTTCTGGAGAGAGTGCATCTTTAGGCTTTTTAGCCATAGTAGCTGAAGTAGCATCTTGAATAACTGCTTGAGCCAATTCTTGCATGGCCACTTGCATGTCCATGACCTCTGCCTTAGCAGTTGCACCACCAGTATATCCGCCGCCACCGCCACCACTTGGTTTAGCTGGTACGCCTGGCTTAGGTGGACCTCCAGGTGCAGGCGTACCACCACCACCAGGCTTTGGAGGAGGTGGTTTAGCGTATTTTTGTATTTGAGCAACAATATCTTTCAAATCCTTGTTTGTCATATTCTTAGCCTTATGCGGAAGGTGTTGCTGGAGTAGCTGGAACCCAATCAGCCTTAAATTGATTGATATCTGTTTCTTCTTTAGAAATTTCTGTAGCCATTGGTCCATTTAATTCAGAAAGATTTTTCCACTCGGTTTCTGTAGTAGCATTTTTTTCAGTAGCAGTATATCTTTGCTCAATTTCATTTAAAGTAGCAAGCTCTTCGTTAATCCAAGAGGTAGCTTCTTTGCTTTTTGCAATTGAACCTATTGCTTTCCAATTATTTAACTGACCTTTTAGACCTTTAATTTTAGAAAAATTAGCCCTAAGTGGGGAGAATAATGATCTACCATCTGGTGCCTGAAACACATGTGGAGGTGTTGGGGCCAATAGTTTATCTTCTGTTTTTTTAGCTTCGCCTCCAGTTAAATCGCCAGAACCTCCAGGACCTTCTGCTACCAAAACTCCTGCTCTAATTTGATTGGCTTTTCTTTTTGCCTCCATAGCTTTATCTAAAAAGCCAGTTACTTGAGGAATCATTGGAGAAATAATAGACCAAGTATCTTCAGTTACTCCCATTAAAATGCCAGGCTTTAATCCCCACATTTTACGGGCAACTGCACTCTTAGTAGATTGAATTTCATCTAATGTTGGATTAGAAAACAAATCTTCAGAAAATGCGCCTGTACCTAATTCAATAGTTAAATCTTTATTGGCAATTTCTCTAACTCTATTGAATCTATTAAAAGCTTTATTGATATTATCCTTAACCTGAGCTTCTAAACTTTCTACTGTATCTTCTGCTAAAACAACTTTAACAGCTTTGATGATATCTTTAGCATTAGCTAATTTGCCAGTTGGCATCTTTTCAATCATCTTCAAAGCTGATAAATGTTTCTCAACAATAGTATGGAATTTAGCCATATCACTGTCTACATCTTCAAGCTTATGACCGCCCTTGGGATGTGCAGCATCAACAAGATCCTCGCCCGTCTCTTTAGAAGTTTCATAAAGAGTTTGAGCTTGCTTGTAAATCATTAAATTCTTCTCAAGATCATCGGCCATCTTGTGCATGTTGATCTCTCTAAGGCCAGCGCACAAATGTATAACATTCTCCATCAGGTTATCTGTAGGAGTCAGGTCAAGTTTCTTAGAAGCAGTCTTAGCAATTTCTTCTTTTTTAACTAGCCCTTTATCAAAAGCCAATTTCTCTAGAGAACGCATGACTGGGGAATCTTCAAATTTTACGTGTTTAAAACTCATTATGGCCTCAATAGATCAGTTTAGTCTATATTATGCAGAGATATTAGCTATCTAACATATTTAATCTAATATGCCTTAACATTCGTAAGCCATGTTTGTTACAGTATCGAATGTTATTAATTATTTTGTATTTTGCTTTACCTGAAACATCGCAGCCAGGAGCTTCGCATGTGTCTTACAGGTAGCAATTACCTCAAAAATAAAATTCTCAACACCATATTTTGCCATTGCATTATGGATGTATTGGCCTGTTTGTTCAGGATGTTTTGCAAAATATTTATGCTGACTCCACCTACGTTTATTGTTCGATTGGCCAATATAAACTTTACCATTAAGCTGATTTGTGATCCTGTACAAATAATGCATTTTGCACCTCCATACAGTCTAATATAACTACGTCAAAAAAATGACGCGTCAAGTCAAAACCACAAAACCTCAATCATAGGATTCATTGGAGTAGGTGGAGCAGTCACCATACCTACAGCAGGATGAATATTACTTGGTCTACGAGTAGTTAAGAAACCAATTTCACTAACATATAAATTAGCTCTAACAGGATACTGCTGATTAGTTTCATACTGATCAGTTTGAAAAAACATTCTGTTAAACCAAACAGTAATTCTACCAGAACCTTGTGTACTATCATCGCCAGGAATATTAGCAACTTGATAAGTATAATTTACAATAGTACGAATAGCATTTGGTTGTCCGGTTCCAGTTAAATCGAAATTAAGTGGGGTACCAGCAATAAATGTTATTATTCCATTAATTGCATTAAGAGTAACGTTAACTGTTGAATTAAAACTAGAAGAAACAATATTTGGTTTGCGCAATTCTGCTTTAATATCTATTGGAGTAACTAATACTCCATCACCTGGGCGGGGCACACCCACTGCTGGAACAATAACAACTTCATTCCAAGATACGTTAGTGAAAGCTCTTGTTTTAATATCGTCAATAACGCCAATAGGTGCAGTGCCATTACTAACGGTAGCCATAACTTGATTACCAATAACAGTTAATTCTGCAATTTGACCTGGCTGAAATTCAGAAGAAGGGTCAACTATAAAGCTAGCTGGGAGCGTGTTGCCTACTTGTACAAGCCTTAACATAAGCACCCGTTACCATTGAGGATTTTGTTAAATCTATTTTTCATGAACTATCCTTACAAAACTATACCGTCTCACTATTATATATCTTGTTATTGGGTAAAATACAAGTTTTACTCACTACAAACATAATCAGTAAGTGTGATTTTATAAAGATTAGATAATTTTAAATACTTAATCGCTGTCTTCAAAAGTCTTATCAGAACGATCCTTTGGCATCATTTCAAGATCGTCAGCTTTTTCTTCGTCAAAAACAACCAAATCACCTAAATCAGGATCAATATCTTCTCTAGTAATTGATTTAGATTTAGACTTTGGCTTTTTGCCAGTCATCTCTAGCCATTTTTGATAATCTTCTTCAAAAGTTTCTGGCTGAGCAAAGTCTACATTGTTATCATCAGCTGCATTAAACCAAGAACCATGTCCTTTCATATTTTCAACCATTTTTTCAGAGGTTAAACCTTTGGTATGACGGTCACTAACATTCGTTGGATTCTTTGGTTTATGAGGTTTTTGCTGAGCATCATTATCATCAGATAAGCCTAATTCTTGAGCTAAGCTCTTAAAAACAGCATCTTCAGCAGATGATCCTTCTTTAGGTACCATTGATGTCATTTCAATAACATCGCCAGGCTCAGGGCTTGGATGAAGAACTTGAGTCATCCAATCTTGAAAAGTTCCGATTGGATTTTCTTTGGTCCATCTTTCAGCAGTCTGTAATGGAAGAAAATTTTTCTCACCCAAGAAAGCTAAGCGCTCTTCATCAGAATATCCTGCTTTATGTAAAGCTAAATTTACTTTACCTATAGCACGAGGATCTCCTGAGTGAGCTTTTTCTAAATCTTTAGGAGATAAGCCATGTTCAAATAGCTTATTTATAGAAGGTAATTTTTGAACAGGTCTAGTTTTCTTAACATCATTTTCATCTGATGCAATCTTGAGCAAAATTCTTAAAACTTGATCTGATTTGGCACTTAGACCAGATTCTTCAAAAATTTCAGCAGCGGCTTGAAGATACTCCACGGCCCTAACAAGGTTGTTCATACCTTGTTTCTTTTCATATGGCTGCAACTCACGTTGCATTCCTTGGACTAACTCCTCTTCAAAGACAGCTTTTTTGATCATGATTCCTCAAATTAAGAAGTCTTGCCGGACAAGTCCTTAGCTAGCCCGTGCAAGACTTCAGTGATTTCATCGGCATGTTCAGCCATACCGGCTTGTTCAAAGATCTCTGCTGCAGCATTAAGATAATCAGCTGCTTGTGCTAGCCTCTTAAGTCCATGCTTTTGTTCTACTTGATTAGAAACTAATTGTTTCTCCATAGAACGATAGATCTCTTCTTCAAAGCTAGCAGTTTTAAACATTAGATCTTCTTTCTATTTACTTCTTCTTTGCAGAAGATTTTGAGGAAGAGGAGCTGCTAGAAGAACTAGAAGATTTGGAGTCAGACTTTTTAGAATCAGACTTCTTAGAGTCGGACTTCTTTTTGTCATCCATCATCTTCTTCTTTTTCTTGGCATCCATCATCTTTTTGAAGTTAGAATCTTTCTTGTCTTTTTTATCCTTCTTCTTGGCCTCAACTACTAAAGAGGCAAGCTTCAAGCTGAAAGAAGCAGACTTTTCCATACCAACTGAATCTAAAGCAGCGGATGCGGTAAGCAAACTATCGATAGCTACATCAAATGCAGCAGAATGTTTGCTGTCGTCAGAAGAGCCGTCTGATGCATCGGAGCTATCGCCATCAGAGTGATCTTTGGCATAAGAACTATCTCCCTCATCATCCTTGTCTTTAGCGGCATTATCATCAGCCATTGCGGAATCGCACATGCAAGAATCCATATCCTTGCCGCACTTTTCGCACTTATGTTCATGCTTTTTTGCATCATTTTCATCAGATGCAAACTTATATTGAGTTCCAAAAAGAGACTTATACTCTTGGCTCTTTAATGCTGCATCCATAGCGGCAGCAACAAAATCTGATACACTTTTATTTGACATAGTATCCTCTAATTTATTTGTTAAATGCTTAGAACATTCTCTTGGAAGTTTTAGCAAATGCTGCGGACAATAGAGACCAATCGTCGTCTGCTGATGCAACAGTATTAATTTCGCCAGAACCAATTACTCCAACTTGTGGAAGACGACCGGCAGCAGCCTTACGCATAAGTGGTTCGTGTCTTGCAACTACTCTCTTAAGAGACTCGAAAGATTCATCATTAAACTTCATGATTTCGTCTACCTGAGCAGATACTGAATTTCTGTCAGTGTGACACAAACCACGGTCAACCATGTCATAAGTTAGCTCGTATGCTCTTGCTAACTTGATCTTGTAGCCATTAAGCTCTTCTTCTAACTTAGCCTTAACGTGCTCCTTTACTAATTCATTAGCAAATTCACCACCACCTTCAGTCTGAGACCAGTACTTCTTGTAGTAAGCTACTGCATCCTTATCTAGGCCTTCTGCTACTAGAGCGTCTAGGTCAGCTGGATCAAGCTTTCCTTCAGAAACAAGCTTGTGAATAGCTTCTGCTTCCTTACGGACCTTTGGTGGAGCCTTTGCAAGATCCATCATAGCCTTATTAACTTCTGGAAGAGTTTCAACTCTACCTAGATTATCAGATGGCTTAGTATCAAGCTCAGTCTGTCCATCAGAGTGACGGTCAGCCTCATCTAACATATCACTAAACTTAGCCTTGGCCATATCCATAACTTCACCATCATCTTGTTTACCAATTGCATCTGCTGCTAACTTGGCACGAAGAGCGGCACGACCTTCTCTGGTATTAAAAGCCTTCTTGACTTCTACCATAGTTCCTTCTGGAACATCGCTTGGTACTTTTTCGCCTGGCTTAGCCATCATTTCTAGATCGTTATCATCAGACATCATCATTTCATGCTCTTCTGGCATTTCCATGTCATTGTCGTCAGACATTAGCTTCTCAAGCATATCCATGTCGTTGTCGTCAGATGGCATCTTTTCAGAGCTGGCAGCACCCATTCCCATACCATCATTGTCATCTGCCATCATCATTTTGACATCATCCAAATCGGAGTTGGTGTCAGCAATCATTGCCATCAAGTTATCACCCTTATCCATGTGCTCTCCCTCAGCTAATGCTTCAAGTTCTGCTTCAATTTCTGCGCGCTTGACAATAGCCTTGGTACCACGAGCATACTTAACAAAGGCATTCATCAATTTGAATCCATCAGCTACGGCAGACTTGGCCTCATTTAGTGCATCCTGAACAATGGTGCCCATGAATTCTTGATTGGATTCATTAACAGTTCCCTTTTCATAGATTCCGCTAATCATATCAAGCTCTTGAGCGTGATCATTTAAGGTAGCAACTGCTTCCTTCATTGCGGTGGTTAAGGCACCATTAAGTTCTCTTCTAAGAGTATTTAGGGTATTTGTGCTAAAGGAAGCTGAAGTTCCCATTGCACCTTCTGGAGCACCCTCTGGAGCGCCTTCACCCATTTCAGCCTTCTCACCAGTCAAAGCTCTTACAGCTTCAACTAAATCAGAGCTTAGGTCACGAACCTTCTCAGCTAAACTAAGTGCATCTTCTTTTGGATCACCAGACTTGCCAGTATCTTCTGGAGCACCTTCATCACCTGGAGCACCTGCGTCACCTGGAGCGCCAGCATCACCTGGAGGTGGAGCGGCTGGAGCAGGAGCGCCTTGTGCATTCTTGATTAAAGCACGGACCTTATCAGCACCGTGAGCCTTAACTTTTTCAAGAAGCTTAGCTCCGAAATCCTTAGTAGCAATGCTGTCGTGCATAACTTCAGCGCGACCACCGGAAAGTTCATTAACAGAGGCAGTCAAAATTAATTGATCGCCCAAGAAAACTTGCCATGCGCTCTTACCTAAGTTTGGAGTACCATTGGCATTAACAACTCTATCAAACTTTGCTCTTAGTGCTCTACGCAACATTTCTTTACGCTTTAATTCGTCAGAAGGATCTGCGGAGCTTGGAGATGGGTGAAGACCATCTACTGGGCCTACACCTGGGAATGGCTTCTGTCCAACCATTTGCTTATCTTCTTTTTCACGAAGCATATCTTGAAGCTTATCAATTGGATATTTTACTTGGCCAGGGGTTGGGGAACCTGGGTTGTTATCACTTCCATTTTGGAAATAAGCAGTTTTGTTTTGAAGGGCGGACTTAGCCAAGTTTACAATGGCTTGTCTACGTTGTGCTCTCTCTTCAGATTCAGCACGAGCAAGCATCTTCTTGCGCTCTAATTCATTGGACTGCTCAGCAGAAGTTGGAGATGGATGAAGACCATCAACATCGCCTACACCTGGAAATGGAGGTTCTCCTACCATTTGCTTATCCTCTTTTTCACGAAGTTGTTCGTTTAGAGGATCTTTTGGATATTTTGCCTGTCCTGGGGTTGGCTCATTAACGCCACCGGCACCTTGATAATAACCCTTTTTAATATTTGTACCTGACATATTTTCCTCTTGTGTGTTTGTAGAAGTGTTTGCTAATTTTTCCAAGCTTGCTTTCATTTGGCTCAACTTGGTTTCGATTGTCTGAGTGACTAATCGAAGTTCAGCTATAGGGTCCACCCCTACTTCAGCGGATGCATACCTTGCATGTGGGGGAGCCAATCCAGAATCAGCGGAAGGAGTATCACTCAATCCCTGATCTGATGCAGTATCATTACCAGATTCTTGCATATTTTCTTCATTATCCAATGAAGATTGCAGCTTCTGGAAATCTGCAATTGCCTTATCGACATCTTTTCTAAAAGACTCAAGATCCTGAGCCTTAACGGACACATTAGTTACTGTGCCGCTACCATCGCTACCTACTACGTTACCAGAGGTAAACGTTAAGTTAGCATTAAATTCTTCAGCTATTTTCTTTAATTCTTTCTGCTTGTTCTCAACATATGCGTTAAGAGTATTAGCAGCAGCAATAATATGTTTAATATTGGCTCTTGGGTCAGCGCCATTTACTACAATAGATAATTCAATTGGATTTAAATCTACGTTAATTTCACCGTAGCTACTCTTTCTTCTCATATGATCACAGAAATCAGCTTCAGTGCGAGCAACACGAGCACAGTCAGTACAAATAGCCTTACCTACAGCAGTACCCATGGAAACAGAGTTAGAAACGCCAGTAGAAATTTGTCTTGCTAATTGAGGATAGCCGGCCTTATCTAAGGCGCATAATGCAATAACTCTTTTTAAATTACGATCATAATAAGTATCAACTATAAAGCCTCTTACATGGTCAACCGAACTTGATTTATGATCCACGCAAAGAGGCTTGCCTACCCACTTCTTATATGCCTTTACTAATTCTTCTTCTGGAAATATATCTCCATTAGAATTCTTATAAGGCTTAATGCTGGGATCATTACTCATCCAACGCCAGGTTCCACCAGTCTTGTCCCAACCTACTTGAACAGACTCTCCCTTAGCATTTAGTTTAGGAGTACCATCATCATTAAGGCCAGAAGCTTCAGCGGCATGCATCATGACAGCTGAGAAATATAAAAAGTCTTCTGCCTTAGGCGCAATCTTCTTTAGATTGGCAGCAAATTTCCTAAAGTTATCTAAAATCTCTGGATGTACTTGTGGAATACAGGATTCTGCATTCTCAAGTCTGATTTCATTGGCTTCGCCTAATTTAACAAACATGCATTAACTCCCTGACTTCTTCACTTGTGAAGAATCAGTTTTAATTGATTCTTTGACAGTTTGTGTTTTTTGAGATAGAGCTTGAGCTTTCTTTTTCTGCTCTTCAGTCAGTTCCTCTTCTTCAATAACTGACATTATTTTTCCATCACCACGTTTTATAAACATTTGCTCTCCAATTGAGAGAATCATAATACTGTATAATTATAATCGATTATTGCCACAAACTGTACTTGTTGGCAGTAACTTCATTCTTATACTTTATTATTACCATTATAACCAGTTAATTTTTAATTTCCTGGCTGTAAAGTTCTCTCCTTAATTGCATTATTTAACTGATCCTGCCTCTTGTTGAATAAATCAACAATTAATGGCGTCTTTTTCTCAATTTTAGTCTGAAGATCAGTGCTTACATTATCTACCCAACTAGTTGCTAAGATATTAGTTTGAATATGATTTTTAATCCTTTGTTCAATTATTTCATCTACATCTTCACATTGCTTTTGTACTTCTTCAATATTTTTAACTACATTTGTAGCAAAA